CAAAGCCTATTCCCGGCATTATGGGAACCGCAGCGATTGGTGTAGAAGAGTACAAGCGCATCAGTGTACCAATCAAGCCTGTAAATCCAAAGAACTTCTTGATTGATCCTAACGCTGACAGCATTGAAGATGCGCTAGGGGTGGCAATTGAGAAATATGTGTCTTTGCACAAAGTTGTGCAGAACATGGAGAACGGAACTTATAAGAAAGTTGATATTGGATCAGCCTATACTTCTCAAGAGTTGGAGCCTACACAGGAACCGTCACAGTACCAAGACGACAAAGTAAAACTGTTGACATATTATGGACTTGTTCCAAAAGAGTATCTAACAGGCGGTGAAGAAAAAGAATATGAAGAACTATTCCCGGAAGGCTCCGAGGCTGACGATTATTGCAACTTGGTTGAGGCCATTGTAGTTATCGCTAATGACGGTATTTTGTTGAAAGCTGAGGAAAGCCCTTACATGATGAAGGATCGTCCTGTAATTGCTTATCAAGATGATACGGTTCCGGGAAGGTTTTGGGGAAGGGGAACGGCTGAAAAAGCATACAATATGCAAAAAGCCATTGATAGCCAGTATAGGTCAATGCTTGACTCTATGGCTCTTACCACAGCACCCATGATCGCTATGGATGCTACAAGGCTTCCACGAGGCGCTAAATTTGAGGTTCGTCCGGGTAAGGCTATTCTGACAAATGGCGCTCCATCAGAGATTTTGATGCCTTTTAACTTTGGACGCACTGACGCATCCAACGGGCAGGCCGCTCAAAACTTTGAAAGAATGCTCCTACAGGCTACCGGAACAGTGGATGCATCAGGAATGCCTACACAAGCTCCTAGAGATGCAGGCGCTAGTGGTATGAGCATGGTGCTGGCGGGTATTATTAAAAAATACAAGCGCACACTGAGCAACTTTCAAGAAGATTTCCTGATTCCTTTTATTAAAAAGGCTGCATTCAGGTATATGCAATTCGCACCAGAGCGGTATCCGTCTGTGGATATGGAATTTATTCCCACCGCAACGCTTGGAATTATGGCTCGTGAGTATGAGCAGCAGCAGTTTATTGCTTTGTTGCAGACACTTGGGCCAAATACGCCGGTTCTGCCCCTGATTCTAAAAGGAATCCTGCAAAACAGCTCTCTAACCAACAGGGCGGAACTGATGCAGGCTTTGGATCAGATGAGTCAACCAAACCCAGAACAACAACAAGCGCTGATGCAGACTCAACAGCTTGATCAAGCCATTAAACAGGCCCAAGCACAGGAGTTGACAGCAAAAGCAGCTAAGGAGCAGGCAGAGGCTCAAAAAGCCACCATAGAGGCTCAACTGCTGCCTGAAAAGCATCGTGTAGATATTATCCAAGCTGCGGCAACCAACATTGATAAAAGCTCAGATTTTGATAAGCGTCTAAAACTTGCAGATGTGATGCTAAAAGAAAAGCAAGTTAATCTAAAAGCAGCAGATATTGCCTCAAATGAGCGTATCGCTTCATTACAAATGAGAAATAAAACTTGACAAGTTAATAATTTTTTGTTATATTTAAGTATTTAATCATAAGGAATCCTTATGGAACAACCCTTACAAAAGTACTACGAAGAAACATTTTCAATGATGTCCACCGAAGGGTGGGATTTATTGATAGAAGATTTCCAGAAGTTAAAGGCTAGTTTAAACGATTTATCTACAGTTACTGACGTACAAACCTTATATTTTCGTCAAGGCCAGTTAGATATCCTTAATCTAGTTCTTCAACGCAAGGAAGCGTGTGAGAAAGTTTATCAGGAGCTACAAGATGAAGAGAATCTTTGAGTTTTCCTGTAAAAATAATCACACAGTTGAGAAATTAATAGACGATAGTGTCCGAGTTATCAAGTGTATTGATTGCTCAGAAGATGCTAAACGAATTATTTCTCGTCCTATGTTTAAGTTAGAGGGAATTACAGGTCAATTTCCAACAGCTTATGATGCATGGGAGCGTAAGAGGGCTGAGAAATTAGCCGTTGAACGAAAACAGAACGGAACAGAAAACTTTTAAGTTCGTTCCATTTTATAAATATCCTAGAACCGTTAACTCGGCAGGAGAGGTGAGTATGGCATTGATTGACACAGAAATTGAGAAGCCGAGCGAGATTGAGGCTGAAGAACAGAAGCAAAACATCATTGAGGAAGAAGTTCCTCAAGAACCAGAATCTTCAAAGATTCCAGAAAAATATTCTGGCAAGAGTCTAGAAGATATTGTGAAAATGCATCAAGAGGCTGAAAAGCTGATTGGAAGGCAAGCACAAGAGGTTGGTGAAATGCGGAAGTTGGCAGATCAACTCATTCAGCAGAACCTTAATAAAGAACAACCAGTAGCTAAACAAGAAACAGAGATAGACTTTTTTGAAGATCCGAAAACAGCGGTTCAAAAAGCAGTTGAAACTCATCCAGATATTATTGCCGCAAGAGAAGCTGCAAAACAGTTTAAACTTATGCAGACCCAGCAAATGCTTCAACAAAAGCATCCTGATTATGCAGAGGTAATAGCAGAGGCAGAGTTTCAAGAATGGGTGAAAGCCTCGCCTATTCGTTTGAATATGTTCACCATTGCTGACAAGCAATATGACTTTCAAGCAGCAGATGAACTACTGAGTACATTTAAACAGATACGCAGTGTCAAAACTCAACAGACAACAGATGCTGGTCAGAAGGTTTTGAAACAAAATCTTAAAGCCGCTGCTGTTGATGTTGGAGGTACTGGAGAATCTTCAGCAAAAATCTATCGCCGTGCTGACCTAATCCGGCTAAAAATGACAGATCCTGACCGTTATGAGCAGCTTCAGCCAGAAATCATGAAGGCTTACGCTGAAGGTCGGGTACGATAACAATCTTTTAGGAGTTTTATAAAATGGCAAATACTTTTTCCGGCGCAAATGCGGTAACTACCACAGGCGCAGCAAACTTTATCCCTAGCCTTTGATTTTGGGGATGTAAAACCTTTTCTAAATAACTGGGAGTACTTTACAGTATAATCAGAGGGAACACGAAATAACCAAACACGCAATTCACTACAGGAGGTAGTATGAAGCGAGTAAGTTGGAAGTATTTAGCGGGATTGATTGATGGCGAAGGGTGTATAGACCTCGCTACAACAAAGGTAAATGACCAGTTCTATGTTCAACCAAGACTTAGAATCGGAATGGCAGACACAGCAAAGTTTCTTTTAGAGATGTGTCAGTTAAATTTCGGAGGTCATTTAACAGGACGAGAAAGTAAGAATGAAAAGTGGCAAGATTCAACCTCTTGGACTTTATCAGGATACAAAGTAACTTGTCCTGTTTTAAGAAATGTTGTCAATCATCTTATCCTGAAGAAGGAACAAGCTCGATTATGTCTCTGGATGGAGACTAATTTAAAGGGTACAAGGCTTCAACAAGATGTGTTGAATGCAGTACGAGAAGAGTTTAAGCTAATGAAGCGTGACCCGCACAGACTAAGTGAAAAGGCGCAAGAGAATATAGTAATTCTTTTGTGATGCGATAGTCGGGACAGTTGTAAAACTGTTGGGAAGTATGGAGTGATGAGATCGTTGCGGCATACAAGAAGAATTTGGTAATGGCAAACCTGCTCAAGAAAATGAGCTTTAAAGGCAAGAAAGGTGACACCGTTCACATTCCTAGCCCCACCCGTGGTTCTGCTTCTGCTAAATCTGCGGCTAACACCGTTACCTTGATTGCTGAAAGCGATAGCGATATTTCTGTGTCTATTAACAAGCACTATGAGTATTCTCGTCTGATCGAGGACATCGTGGAAGCTCAGGCTCTGTCGAGCCTGCGTGGTTTCTACACGGAAGACGCTGGCTACGCTCTGGCTAAACAGGTTGATACTAGCCTGATTCAGCTGGCTCGTGGTGCTAACGGCGGCAGCGCTGCTAACCAGCACTATTCAGGTGGTATTATTGGTTCTACTGGTGTAGCTTACACCTATAGCTCCTCTAACGCTGCTGCTATTGCTGACGCAGGTATCCGTAAAGCTATCCAAACTTTGGATGATGCTGATGTACCTATGGACGGTCGTTCGCTGGTTGTTCCTCCGGTGGCTCGTAATTCCATGTTGGGCATCAATCGTTTCACCGAGCAAGCCTTCAAAGGCACGGGTTCTACCCTGATGAACGGTGAGTTTGGCGATATCTACGGTGTTAAAGTGTTCGTGTCTACCAACTGTGATAGCACCGATGCTTCTACCCCTGATAAGGTTGCTCTGCTGTTCCAGCGTGACTATGCTGTGCTGGTCGAGCAAATGGGCATCCGTTCGCAGACTCAATACAAGCAGGAATTCTTGGGAACTCTGTTCACCGCCGACACTCTGTATGGTGTGTCGGAACTGCGTGACACTTCCTGCGTTCCTCTGATCGTTCTGGCTTAATCATAGCCTAAGAAAGACCTCACCTCACAAGGGTGGGGTTCTTTTTAAAGAGTCTGTCAGGCTTTTCAAAAAGGACAAACATGGCAACATTTAAGTTAATCACCAATGATGACCCAAACCGCTACGCTGTAGTTACGGAAGAAGGGGATATTGCTAGTTTTAGGTCTAACCCTGAATGGGAAGAAGTTATTAATAAAGAAAAAGAAGAACCAAGAAAGAAACTAAAACTTACTAAATCCGTTACTACGGAGCTTGAACAATGACACCTAAAGAAATTCTTGAGGTTGATCTTAAAAATCAACCAGACTACATGGACTTGAAGAAAGTTATCATGTTTATTAATTACACAATCAAGAATGGTGGAAAACTGGTGCGTGAAGGTAACACGCTAATGTTGTTCAAAAAAGTTTCTAAGGACACAGCAGAATTCCACTCCTTTAGCGCAGATAAACCAACTGTTTATTTGTCAAACATGGCAAAGTTTGCTGAAATGCTTAAAAAGATGGGATTTACATACGCCGTAACTCAGTTTCAAAACCAAAAACAAGCAGGTATGTTTAAAGCTGCTGGATTTGACGCTGAAATCACACAAACCAAAGATGGTTTTGAAGCAAAGGTAACATTATAATGGGTGCTGTACAAGCAGTCGCAGACACTATTTCTCACGTTGCTGATGTTGTATCAGATGATATTATCACGCCTGTTATAGATACAACAGTAGAGGCTTGGCAAGCTGTTTCTGAGCCAGTTGTAGATACACAACTTGGAAGATTGGCATTAAACGTTGCAACAGGAGGTCAAGCAGCTCCATTATTGGCTGCTTACGACATTAGCCAAGGTGCCGACCCAACAAAAGCAATAACAAATGCTGCTTTAAATTATGTTGGAGCAGAATATATAGCTCCAGAAATAAGCGCTGCTTTAGGAGGAGGTTCTGAAGCAAACATAATTGCAGATGCTTTGGTTGGCGGCACTAAATCGTCTGTTCAAGGAGGCGATTTCCTAACTGGCGCAACAATTGGAGGTGTAACTAGCGGAATTGATGAGGCTGCCTTAGCTTCTGCTGAAGAATACCTGCAAAGCCTTCCCGGTGGATATGGAGAATACAACGAAGCCACAGCACCAACTGAGGCTGATGTAATACAAGCAATTTCGCCAACACCAGATCAAGCTGTAGCAGCCCAGCCATCTGATCAGATGCAAATTCTTTATGATCAGTATGTCCAAATGGGAATGTCTGGAGAGGAGGCTTTAAATCAAGTAATCTCCGACATGGGGCCAGAGTTTACTTCTGA